CGCGGACAAACACCTTCTTTGCTCCCTTTGCCACGTGCCTGGCGGTAACGACAACCAGTCGCTTACCCCAGCGAATAACGCAGCCGGAGCCAAGTGAGCGAGAATTACCGCCGTCGTGAGCAATCACGCGGACCACCGCGCCGTACTTCCCCTCCGGACGTTCGTATCGCCAGGCCCGATGGGGCGTATTGGGTCGAGCCGTTTTTGGGGCAGGCCGTGAAAACCGCCGATGTAATTCCTCGTAGCTGGCAGTGCCCACTACTCTGCCGATTTCCCGGTCGCCGTCGGCCAGGATAAAGCAGGGGATGCGACCAACCTGCCATCGTTGCACGAGCGCCGGAGAACTATCGCAGTCCACTTTCGTGACACGAACACCCTCAGAGGCGAGCCGTTCAACGATAGGGGCCATCTGTTGGCAAGGGCCGCACCATGCAGCCGTGAAGTCCAACAGCACAGGCTCGGCTTGAGCCGTGTGCGAACATGAGTACAGCAGGCACAGAGCCGCTGCAACGAGAAGAAAGCGTTTCATGTTTGTCTCCTTATGAAACTAGGGTTCCGAAATACTCAGTGAATTCCGATAGAGCCAGGTGATACGGCTCGGTGAAAAGGTCCGCCCGCTCCGGGCAGAGGTCGACGCGGCCATTGCGGACGGCTGCGGACACGGCCATCGAACAATAAGGGTTGTGCCGTTTCATATCGTCTACGTCGACGCGAGGAAACAGCCAACGACCTATCGCGGTGTACCGCATTGCGGCTTTGGCTAGTGATTCCCAACCGTATTGCCGACCGATAATCTCGCACATGCGTTTTACGGCCAGCCGGCGGGAATAGTCTGGATGAGTTACATGATACACGTCCCACAATCCCGGGCATTGCCGCACCTCTTCCGAGAACTGAGACACGCCGCCGCCTCGCCACTGCCGCGTGTCAAGCAGCAACACATGTTCGTGCGTCCGCATCAACAGCCCCGCGTGACAATACACTCGCCCCGCGGCTGCAATCAACTTATTCGACAACTTGGGATCGTCGCCATGCTCCGGGTCCACCGCCCATGCCCGATACAAAGCAATGGCGCCGTCCTGAATCTGGCGACGCGCCGCATCGTATTTCATTAGCTGAAACGTTTTGGGCAACATGTGATTTCTCGGAATATTTCAAAAACAATGACCAGTAAAACTCCGCTACGGCCGACCTGGAGGCAAGGCCGACCGTAGCGGCGAAAACACAAAACGCTTACGCGGCGCCCTTCGACTTCACGGCTCCGCGGTGGTTGATCTGGCAGACGCCGAAGTCGATGTAACCACGCCACGCCTTGCCCAGCATGTCGCCTTGCAAGGGAGCGTCCTCAATCGTCGGATTTTCGACGCCGTCAAGATACGCGATGCCGAAGGCCGCCACGTCGGCCGGATCGCCGAAGAGATACCAAGCCGTCGACGAATTGCCGGTGTAGTTAGAATTGCTCAAGTACGGAGAAACAACCGGCTCGTACTTGCCACCGTGAATGTTGCCGGATGGCAAGACGTTATCTGTCGTGCCACGGACGATGATCAAGCCCGACTCACTGAGTTGCTTGGCCATCGTTTCCAATTCAGGCGGAACAACCAGCAATTTCGGCTCGACAAGGATGGGATTCTTATCAACATCCACTTGCTGGCGAAACTTCGCTACCGCTTGACTCAGACTGGTGATTCCCAGCACCGTGGTGGCACCACTAATGTAGTTATTGTTTCCGCTGCCGAAGAACGTATTGGTGTTGGCCAATACTAACGTCCAAAACAATTTTTCGATGGTCAACGCGGAACCGCGACCCAGCATCGCGGGAATATCCAAAAACGCGCCCAAGTCGTCGTTTTTGATCATCTGCCGCGTGATGCCGAAAATCTTGCCATAGGTGTCGACGGCGTAGGTATAACTCGCTTCACCCAACGAAGCGTGTTGCAGCTGACCTGTATTGCCAACCTTGGCCAGCGTCGGATCGCCCGTAAGCTGTACGCCGGTGTGCGTTTTGAAATCGGAAGCCGACAGCTTCTTGGCGATTTTACGGGCCGCACTCGATACGGAACGGTAGGACGCAATCAACACCTTATGAGCAGTGTTTCCCAGCAACGTGGACAGGCTGCCCGTCGAAAAACCGGCCTGCGCGATTTCGACGGGGCTGGCCCCAATGCGTGGCCGCGACGCGCCTTCCATGTCGCAACAGGCTTGAATCAACCCACACAAGCCCATTTGCCTGAGCGGATAGGCCGCTTCCATCGTCTCGGCGCCGTACTCTTGCATGAGCACGTTTTCATTCTCGCTGCCGGCCAGCCGCAAGGCCGCTTCGACCACGCGGGGCTGTGAAGGACCGCCGCTCTTGCCACCCTGAATGGTCGGACCACTCGGCCGCAAGGCTCGATACACCTGGAGTTCAGCCCGCTCCGGCGTCCAGCCCTGCTCGATGGCCTCGGCCACAATGTCCAGGTGGTTCCCGCACGATTGCCGAATCGCCGTCACTCGGCGGATTTCCTCGGCTTGCTGCCGGCGGAAGTCGGCCAGGGGGTCGGGCGTCTGTGTGTTGGCCGATTGATTCAACGTCGTCGACGCCGGCGGCGGCGCTGTGGTGCCTTGACCATTCTGCTCACTGCCCTGGCCGTTCTGTTCGATGGTGGTTTCGGTTTCGACTTCTTGATTTTCAGGAGGCATATTATTTTCCCTTTTGAAAGATTGTTCGATGTTTGACCAGGTGGCCCCATCGGCCCCGACTGGCGTTAATGAAATTTCTCGTACCGCCGACTTACGAATGACAACCAAGCCATCCGCTCCGGCCGTAAATGTTTGATTATTGACGGAAACGCTTTTGCCCGGCTCGATAATTTCGTGTTTCAAAATCTGCGAACCAATGGACAACTGGAGTTGGACGCCGTCCTTTGCCAACTGCAAAGCCACTTCACCCACTTTGTTGGCCCGGCTGATTGTTCCCTCGACGAAAAGCTGCCCGTCTTGCTTATACGGCCGGCCCGTGCCGACAACCATTTCCATGTCATTAACATGGCCGGCCAGAATAGGCAAAGTTTTCGGAAGAGAAATGCCGCGAATGTCGGTTACAACCTGTTTGCTCCAGGCCGACGGCCGCACCGCCGCACCGCTGTAAGCCAAACCAGTCAATTTCGCTGGTTTCGGTTCGCCGTTGTCCCCGGCGGTCTGTTCGATTTCCACCGCACAGTTTTCTGCCTCTAGCCACATTAGGCCTGGCAACGACTGTTTACCGTTTTGCGGATGCTGTTTCTTCGGCATCTTCGTTTTCCTCTTCGTCTTCGTTTTCCTCTACCGATTTTGACGCAGTCGCCGCGGCAAGTGGCAAGCCGAGCGTGTTCATCAACGCCACTTCCTTTGCCCGCTGCCGCAGTTCGCTTTCCCAATCGCGACCCTGCCGGGCGTATTCGTAGGCCAGCGTGGTCGTATGGTTCTCTAAACGCGTCGCCTGGGCATTGGCTTCTTTGACCGGGTCGACGTGCTCGCGGCCCGTCCAGAACCACTGGTGGGCGTACAAGCTCGTGTCGATGTCGTCGGGCGAAATGCCTGATTTCGCCGAAAGATATTCACGCAACCAGTGGTCGAAAATACGGTCCAAAATTGCAGATTCGATACGGCCGCGGTCGACCTCAATCGACTTGAGATAAGTTTGATGGTCCAACCGGCCGGAAGCGTAGTTGTACTTCGACGAATCGCCGGCGGCCACGCAATAGGGGATGTTCAGACAACGGGCAATTTCCGTTAGCGTAATACGTACGAACTCGCCATGTCCCGTCGTCGGTTGCTCGGGCTTGAAGCCGCCAATTTCGTAACCATCAGGCAACACCGTCGCCATGCCGCGTTCAAATGGGACCGTATCATATGGCGTTGGCGCGTCGTTATCGTCGCCCGCCGGCTGCTTGGATTGAATGGCCAAGGCGATGTCTGCCGCCAGTTCCGCGGCCTCGACAACCGCCAGCACGTAACGCCGCAAGTAGGCGAACAACGGCAGAGCCGGCATAAGCTCTGGCAATC